AGGCCGCTCGAGGGGCAGCCGGGCAAGCCGGTTCCCACCGCCCACCGCGTGCACAGCGCGCAGAAGCCCGTCTCCCTGCTGCGCATGATGCTCGAGTTCACGACCGCGCGCGGCGACACGGTGCTGGATTGCTTCTGCGGATCAGGTTCCACAGGCGTCGCCGCCGTGTCGCTGGGACGCAGGTTCGTAGGCATCGAGGCGAACGCGGCAATAGCGGAGGTGGCGCGTAGGCGCATCGAAGCCGAGGCATCCCAAGGCCAGTTGTTCGATTCAGTGAGGGGGGGGGGCAGGGAGAGGGCTAAAACGACTTTGCCGCCGATTTGGTGGCCGTTGATGGACGCACCGACCATCCGCCTCGAACGCTGCCCCATCTGCGGACGGTCGTACCCGCTCAACTCGCACCACATCGTCAAGCGTTCGGCGGGCGAGCTTTTCGATGCCCACGGCCGCAAGCGCAAGAAGCCCGAGATCACGCTGTGCGGCTTCGGCAACAACCTGCGCGACGCGGACGGCCGGTATTACTGCCACGGCCTCGCACACCACGAAATGCTGCATTTCCGCTGGGTGCCGACCTACGAGGCAATTGGATCGACGTACCCGAAGATCGACGGCGGGCACCTCGAATACCTGCTGACCGACGAGCCGACGAAGTACGACGCCGCCCTCACAATGGACGGGTGGCGGAGACTGCGAACGGAACGGCCGGACGAATGGGCGTGCTAGACCGCTTCGGAGGGCCGCAAGCATGGGATATCCACTGCGCCGCGCAGGACGCCGCGCTCGCGGCCCTCAAGCGTGCGAACCCCAGTTGCGGCACGTGCGAGAACGGAATCGTCTGCCCGGATTGCGGGCTGGCGTACTGCAAGGAAACATGCGAGTGGGGCGACAACTTCGCCCCGCCATGCGAATACGAAGGATGGGTGCAGAAGTGAGCAGGATCTACGTGGTCACGGACACGCTGGGAAACCCCGTGTTCGGAGCAGAGCGCAAGAAAGACGCATTCGATATGGCGGTTTCACTCCACGGTGAGGGAGAGGCGGAGAGCCATGTGTTCAAGGTGGTGTTCTGGTGACGCGCCGGGTGCTGTACGTCTCCGGCCCCGTCACCGGCATGCCCGACGACAACCGCGAGGCGTTCGAGGCCGCAGCCGACGAGCTGGCTGCATGCGGCTCCATCGCCCGCATACCGCACTGGGACGTGCGACCCGGCGAGAAGTGGCCGGCGGCGATGCGGACCACCCTCATGGCGATTCTGGCGCAGGCCGACGGCCTCGCGATGCTCGACGGATGGGAGCGCAGCGAGGGCGCGCAGCTTGAGGCCAACGTGGCCCGCAGCCTCATGATGCCCGTTAAGACCGTCAGCCAGTGGGCCGCCAGGATGCCAGCGAAGAGAGGACGGAAAACATGCAAGTAGCAACGCCTTGGCAATGGCAGTTCCCGCCGTGCTCGAAATGGATACCGAAGAACGGACGTATGCGGCGCGACCAAGCATTGAAAATCATCGAGGAAGCAGAAGAGGTGATGAAAGCTCAAAGGGCCGGTGATCCCCTCTACGCAATGGAGCTTATGGACGTCATCCACGCCTGCGAAACCGCGTTGCGAGAAGTGCCGGAAGACACACTCGACAGCATCAAGCGCGCAACCATACGCAAGAACGAAGAGCGAGGGTACTACGAATGAGCGCGACGTGGCATGACATAGCGAAGGAGGAACCGCCGGCGGGGATCCTCGTGCTTTGCCAAGGCGCGCACGGCGGGCTGTTCCTCGGCGTCCACGTCGGCCTCGGATACTTCGCCGTTCCGAACAGCCGAGGCGGACGCATAGCCGTCGCATGGCACGAACTACCCGAACCATACTTACCTAAGGAGAAAACGCTATGAACGACTTGAAGATATACGCGCAAAACCTCGAATCAGCAGCGATGGAGCAGATCGAGACGCTTGTGAACGCGCCGGCGTTCGAGGGAGCGAGGATTCGCATCATGCCCGATGCTCACGCTGGCGCGGGCTGCGTCATCGGCTTCACGGCAAACCTCGGGGACAAGGTGGTGCCCAACCTCGTGGGCGTCGATATCGGATGCGGGATGCTGACTTCGCGCATCGAATTCATCGAGGAATGCCACCTCGACGAGTTCGATGCGGTGGTGAGGAAGAGCGTGCCGTCCGGCTTCTCCGTGCACAGCGAGCAGACATGCGACGTTGACGCCATGGGGCTGCTGTGCCGCAACGAGCTGCAGAACGTCGAGCGCCTAGAGCGCAGCATGGGAACGCTCGGCGGCGGGAACCACTTCGTCGAGATCGACGCCGCCGGCAACGGCGACGCGTACCTCGTCGTGCACTCCGGCTCCCGAAACCTCGGACTGCAAGTCGCCAACATCTACCAGCGAATGGCCGTCGAGACGTGCAAGGAGCCGACGCCGAAGGGCCTCGAATACCTCACCGGTGAGCTTCGCGACGCCTACCTCCACGATATGCACCTGTGCGAGCGATGGGCGGGGCTGAACCGAGAGGCGATGATGCACGCAATATACCGCGAGGCTCGATTGGGCGTCTTGATGGGAGGGACGTTCCACACCGTCCACAACTACATCGGAGACGACGGTATCGTGCGCAAGGGAGCGATCAGCGCGCAGGAGGGCGAACGCGTGCTCATTCCGCTCAACATGCGCGACGGCTCGGTGCTCGGCGTAGGACGCGGAAACGAGGATTGGAACAACTCGGCACCGCACGGGGCCGGCCGGGCCATGAGCCGCGCCAGGGCGAAGCGCGAGCTGTCCGTCGATGGCTTCCGCGAGCAGATGGCGAACGTCTACTCGTCCACGGTGTGCGAAGGCACGCTCGACGAGGCACCCGACGCCTACAAGCCCGCGCAGCAGATCGTCGATGCGCTCTACCCAACCGTCAAGGTGGAGAAGCGCCTGTACCCCGTCTACAACTTCAAGGCAGTGGAGCAGAAGCGCGAAAGGCGGGCACGTCATGAAGGCTAACGTTTACAGCATGCTCGAAGAATGCCAGGAAGGATGCAGTCTCGTCGATCCTTCCGCCGAGGCGGTGGTGGCGAGGAAACGCAGTGGCGACACGAAGCTGAACGTGATCATCGACTGCGAGCACCGCCCAGTGTGCGAAATGTGGAAGAAGAGGGAAAGCGAAGAGGAAGGCGCAGGCGAATGATCGGAACAGAGCCGATTCCCGGGGTGCCGATGGTCCGCGTGCTGGACGAGGACGGCAACGAGGTATTGCGCGGCTGGTACATGCGACACGAGAACAGGCAACCGTGCGTAATTAACGACTGGCTCAAACCCGATGACGTAGACCATATAGTGCTGCACGATTCCATGGCCGATTGGAACATGCCGCGCAGAATCATCCCCACGAAGATAACGCCGCCGCATCGAATTGAGGTCATCGAATGACCAACTGGGAGAAATACTTCGGCTCGCCGGATCGGGCGGCTGAAATGATCGCCGATAGCGAGGTGCGGCAGAGGATAAACGATTCGGTGTTCGCCCGCTTCCCCGGCATAGATGCCGAATGGAAGCACCTCGGCAGCGACTATAGGAAGTCTTACGCGCTCGAATGGCTGGAAAGCGAGGCCGATGGTGTGCAACTCGGGTGAATGCTTATTCGAGGCAGGAGGCGCAAACGCCGGCGATTGCAGGGTGGGCGACCTCGCGGGGTTCCGTGAGAAGTACGGAGAATACGCCTGCTACGTGGGCGGTATGCCAGACGACGAGGAAAGCGAGCGATACATCGCGGAGAACAGCGAACGCCTCGGCGCGATCTATCGGCGTTGGGCGCAAGAAAGGTTCAGGCTATGAGCAAATACGATATCGAATGCCCGGAGTGCGGGGCTGCGGTGCGCATCGCCACGCAGTACACCGGGTACGAGGAAGGCAAGATCACCGCTTTCGCCTTCTGCGAAGAATGCGGATGGGAAGTCGAAGAGGCGGCGAGCGGAAGCACCAGGGCGCAGGCGCGCGACAGCTTGAAGGCGACGCTCGGGATGCCGCTATGAGCACGCATTACAAGAACCGCCAGCCGTCCGGCTGCGCCGGGTTCATGGAGGACGCGGCTTTGGTGCCGCTGGTGCTCGTCGTGCTGGCCGCGTTCGTGTTCCTCATTGTGCCGTTCTGTGTAATTGGAAGCCTCGCTCTATGGGTGAAGGAGGGCATATGCCGGATAGCCTCGAAGATACGGTGAGGGGCGTCGCAGAAGCCTCGAAGTTCTGCAAGGCCGATATTGCCGCCCTCGCAGCCGGGTTAGCCAGCGTCGGCGAATCGGCGAAAGACGCGTTCGAGCGCATGGCCGAATCCATGGCCGAGATTCGCAGGATCGCCGACGAGCAGACGAAGCCCGAGGGATCGCGCCAGAGGTTCCGCGAGAAGGGCAAGCGCCGATGGTAGACGAACGGCCGTGCTGCGGCAACTGCGCATGGGGCGGAATCATCGACGAGGACGGCATGATCGAATGCAGGCGATACCCGCCCGAGGTGTTCTTAGACGATGGAGCGCCAGTGCAGCACGCGCCGAGGGTCCCGCCGAAGCACGTATGCGGCGAGCACACGGATCCCGAAGTGCTCGCATGACGCGACACCGGCCAGACAATGCGAACTGCGCGGGTTCCTGATTCTCCTTACCGCGCACCACCCTCCTCCGAGAGCGCCGTCCACGCCGGGCGGCGCTCGTCGTTTATGGCGCGACGCCTCCGGGAACATGCTAGGCATGGCCCAGAAGTTGACACAGAACCAAGAGCTGTATTGCCAAGCCCGCGCGAGGGGCTTGTCGCAGCGCCGCGCCTACAGGGCCGCATATCCGAAGTGCAATTCGACCGACGCGGCGGTGGACGCGAAGGCGTGCAACCTCGAAAAGCAAGCTAAGGTTTCGGCAAGGCTGAATGAGCTGAACGAGGCCGGGGCGCGCGACGCGAAGCTCACGCGTGGGCGGCTCCTGCGCCGCCTCGACAGCCTAGCGGATACCGCATGGGCACGGGTGGCCGAGGACGCCGAAACGGGCCGCAGAATCGACCCTGCGGCCTCGCCCGCGCTCGTCGCGGCGCCCGGGGAGCTGCTACCCTATGCCGAGGACGATGCCACGGTGCGCCCGCTGTTCGTCGCGGACTTCGGCCTGCTGATATCGCCCGACTTCTGCCGCCCCCACCGCATGATCGCGCGGCGCGAGATAACCGACGTGTGGCTCGGCGGCGGGCGAGGCTCCATGAAATCGTCCTACGCGTCGCTCGAAGTGGTCAACTACATCGAGCGCAACCCAGAGCAGCACGCGTTGGTGCTGATGAAGTACAAGACGGCGATACGCGATGCCGCCTATGCCCAGGTCGTGTGGGCGATCAAGATGCTGGGGCTTGAAGACGAGTACGAAATGCCCGATTCGACGCTGCGCATCAAGAAGCGCAGCACGGGCCAGCTCATTATCTTCCGAGGCTGCGACAACGCCCAAAAAATAAAATCGATCAAGGTGCCGTTCGGCCATATCGGCGTTGCGTGGTACGAGGAAGCCGACATGTTCCGTGGCCTTGCTGAAATCCGCAAGGTGAACCAATCGCTCACGCGCGGCGGCAACGACTGCATACGCCTCTACACCTACAACCCGCCCCGCTCGGTGCATTCGTGGATCAACATCGAAATGCAGCGCCGGCGCGATGCGGGCGAACCAGTGTTCGTGTCGAACTACCTCAACGCCCCGCGCGAATGGCTCGGCGATCAATTCATCACGGACGCCGAGGAATTGCGGCGCATCGACCTCAAGGCATATTTGCACGAATACATGGGCGAGGCCGTCGGCATGGGCCTCGAGGTGTTCGACCCAGAGAAGGTCGTTTTCCGCGAGATAACGGACGAGGAGATCGCGGCGTTCGACAACCTCAAGGCAGGCCAGGACTTCGGATGGTACCCGGACCCCTGGGCGTTCACGTTGTCAGAGTGGCGGCAGGGCACCCGTACGCTGCTCACGTTCGCCGAGGACGGCGCGAACAAGCTGCATCCCGGCGAGCAGGCGAAGCGCATACGGGCGCTGCTCACGTGGCGTGACACGCCCGACGGCGATCCCGTCTACCACCATATCCCCGTGAGGTCGGACGACGCCGCGCCGGAGGCCATAGCGGCGCAGAGGGACGCGGGGATCAACGCCCGCGAGGCCGGCAAGGGCAACATGCGCGACGCGTCGTATCGGTTCGTTCAGTCATCGACGTGGGTCATCGATCCCGTGCGGTGCCCGAAGCTCGCGGCGGAAGTGCGCGCGATGCAGTACGCGGTCAACAAGGACGGCGAAGTGCTCAACGAGATACCCGACGGGAACGACCACTGGATCGACGCCGTGCGCTACTCACTCAGGCCGGGGGTGCCCCGCGCCAGGAGCGCATACCGCGCGACACCTGCCGAAGAATAGGGACAGCGAACACGGACGGAAAGGGCGGCAATGGCGCTAGACGAATTCAGCATACCGAGCTGCGTGAAGGACGCCATCAAGGAGGCGGGCTACACCGCCAACACCTCGATGGAGGGATTCATCTCGACGTGGTGGCAGTGGTACACCGGCACCACGCAGTGGTACGACGAGGGCTATACGACCGTCGAGGGCCGCAAGAAGACGCGTCGGCGCATGAGCATCAGGCCGGCGCGCCGCGTGTGCCGCGAGTGGGCATCGCTGATCCTCAACGAGGGAACCACGATCACCTGCGAGGGGGCGAAGGCCGCTAAATGGCTCGATTGGTTCCTCGACGCCTCGAACTTCTGGGTCAACGGCCAATCGCTCGTAGAGAAGAGCATGGCGCTCGGCACCGGCGCGTGGGCGCTGTGGTTCGACGTGAGGGGCTACACGGAAACCGCCATGAAGATCCGTCGCTACGACGCGCGAATGGTGGTGCCGCTGTCGTGGGACGAAGAGGGCATCACCGAGTGCGCGTTCTGCACGAGCGTTTCGCTCAAGGGCAAGCGCGCCTATCAGTTGCAGCTCTACGTGCTGGACGAAGGCACGTACCACATCAAAACGAAGCTGTTCATGGACGGCCGCGAGGTTGACGCCGAGCGGCATGGCGTGCTCCCCGACTTCGACACGCTGATCGACCTCCCGCCATTCGGCATCATCAAGCCGGCTATCGAGAACACGTGCGTCGATCTGTCGCCCTACGGCATGAGCGTTTTCGCCGACGGTGTGGACGCGATCAAGGCGGTCGATCTGACGTTCGACGCGCTGTGCAACGAAATCGACCTCACCGAGGCCATGGTGTTCATGTCCGACGAGATGATCGACGTGCGCGACGACAAGGGGCGGATGGTTCCCGTCGCGCCGCGCGGGCCGAAGGGGCGGTTCTTCCGCAAGATCGCGGGGCAGACGGGCAAAGACTTCTTCGAGGTGTTCAGCCCTGATATCCGCGTCACCCCGCTCAAGGAGGCGTTCGGCGTCGCACTCGCGGAGCTTGGCGACCTGTGCGGATTCGGACAGAACTACTTCGTTCTCGACAAGGGCGGCGGCTTGAAGACGGCCACCGAGGTATCGAGCGACAATTCGGCGCTTATGCGCAACATCAGGAAGCACGAGAACGTCGTGCGCGCGGCCATCGACGACGTTATGCGCGCCGCGCTGCTGTGCGCGCAGCTCCATTGCGGCGCGAAGCTCGGAAAGGTCGGGCTGGTGAGCATCGGCTTCGACGATTCGATCATCACAGACACGCAGGCGGAGAAGAGCATGGCCCTCGCGGAGATCGCCGCGCTGGGGGTCCCCCGCCTTAAGGTCGAATACCTCATGAAGTACTACGGCATGAGCGAAGAGGACGCCGTTGCGGCCGTGCCGGCGGAGCAGATAGTCGATATCGGGTTCTAATGCTCGATCCCGATTACATCGACAAGGCCGGCGACATGGTGGCCGCTGCCTACACGCAGATCGAGGCGGAAATGCTCGACTACCTCGTGGCGCAGATGCTGCTAGACGAAAAGCTCACCTCGCGCGGTTACACGTCGCTGGCCATGCTCGCGCAGACGCACGACGGCGCGCTACGCGAGATATTGCGGCGCAATTCCGGCGGAATCGCTGCGGCCGTGATGGCGTCAGTCGAAGACGCGCTCAAGCGGTCGGACGAGGACGACGTGCGCAGGCTCGGCGGCGGGAGGACCGCCTACCACCGCCAGGTCGCCGCAACCGTCGATGGGATAGCGCGCATCCTCGAACGCGACAACCTCGACATGATCGACGGCGCGAAGCGGGCGTTCTTGGAGGCTTCGACGCGAGCCATCACCAGCGTGAACATAAGCGCGACCACGCCAGACAAGGCAATACACGAAGCCGTGCGCCAGCTTGAGCGCGAAGGGATAAGCATCATCAGCTATCGCAACGCGGCCCCTGGCCCGCCCCTTCGACGGCACCGCGCCAACGGGCCGGCAGACGGTGAAAAACAAGGTTGACGTTGCCGTGCGCCGCCACGTGCGCACGCAGATCGCGCAGGACGGCGCGCGCATGACGCTCGAGCGCATGAACGAGCTTGACGTGGCGCTCGTGGAGGTTTCGAGCCATCCGGGAGCGCGCCCCGAACATGCCGAGTGGCAGGGGCGGTGCTACAGCCTCAAAGGCGACGTGACCATAGGCGGCGTGAGGTATCGCGACTTCTACAGCGCGACGGGCTACGGAACCGTCGAAGGGCTGCTCGGGGCGAACTGCCGCCATTCGTTCGCGCCGTACATCCACGGCACGCGCCATGCCTACGCCCACGACCCGAAGCACGCATCGGGCGTGAGGGGCGATGAAGTATACCGGCTCACGCAGAAGCAGCGTTACATTGAGCGCCGCATACGCGAGGCGAAGCGCGAGCTGCGAGGCGCGCAGGCAGAATACGACGCCGACCGCAGCGCCGAAAAGCTCGCAGAGGTTATGAAGGCGAAGCAAGCGATCAAAAGCCGACAGGAAGCCATGCGCAAGTTGCTCGAAGAAGCAAACGCGAAGGCGAAGCCGGGAACATCGGTGCTCCACCGCAACCAGCACCGCGAGTGGGCTGGCGACATGCCGAAGACCACGGGACCGGCGAGGACGAAGCACGGGACCGAGCGGATGCGGGAGCGCGGAATCACGGAGCGCGCGGCGGCAAGCGCCATAACGTCGCCGCTAAAGAGGTTCGAGGCCGTGGCCGACGACAACGGGCGGCGCGCCCAGAAACTTGTCGGAAAAGATGCTACAGTGATAATCAACCCCGACACCGGGGAGATCATAACGGCATACAAGACGAAGGCGCGAATAGCGCGCAAATACGAACGAGAGGCAAAGGAGGCCGGAAATGCTGGATGACGGACAAAAGCGCCTGCTCGCTTCGCTCGGCCTGCCGCAGAGCTTCGACGGCCTCGACGACGACGCGCTCGTGCGCATCGAGGAGACCCTATCGACCGAGCTGCAGCGCCACGGCATCAACGCCAAGGGCGACGGCCTCAACGAACACGGCAAGGCATGCCTGCGCCTCATAGAGGCGATACCAGACTAGCCTCCCCGCGCAATCCCATATCCACCGACAGCAGCCGCCCCACGGGGCGGCTTTTTCGTTCCGTCCAGCGCCCGGAGCGGCGCGACACCCCGCCGACCATATAGCCAACGCCAAGCGCCGCGTAAAAAGCGCACCTAAAGCGCGGAGGGAACCGCGTAAACAACCGCTAGGGAAAGGACAGGCATGGACCCCGAGAACGAGGACAAGGCCGGCGAGGAAGCCGCAGCAGAGCCGCAGAAAGGAGCGACCGAGGCAACGGAGGCGACCGACCCGAAGCCGGCCGCAGAAGGGGCCGAGGGCGCTGCGGAGGACGGCGAAGAGCTGACCGACGAGCACGGCCACCCGGCAATCAGCAAAGGCAAGTACGAGCGCGATATCGCGACGAAGGACGCGAAGATCGCGGAGCTTGAGAAGCAGATCGGCGAAGCCGCGAAGACCGAGGCGGGCCGCGCCGCGCTTGAGAAGAAGATCGCCGAGCTTAAGGACGACCAGGCGGAAATCCGCACCGACTACGAATTGAAGCTCGCCGGGTGCACCGACGAGAAGAAGTTCAAGGCCGCGAAGAAGCTCGTAGGCGACTACGAGGGCGACGTGGACAAGCTCAAAGCCGATTCCCCCTACCTGTTCGCAGAAGACAAGAAGAAAGGCTCTACGGGTAAGAAGCCGGAGGGCGCGGGCGGAAGCGATATCGACGACAAGCTCGACCGCGCATTCGGCCTCAAGTAGGGCAACACTAGGAAAGGAACCACAGCATGGCAAACAACTTGGGAGGAGCGGCTAAGAAGTTCACCGCCCGCCTCGACAAGATTATCGAGGCCGAAGC